CGAGCACGACATGAGCCGGAAGCAGCTCGCCAAGATGTGCGGCACGTCTCCGGTGACGTTCAGCAGGTACCTCAACGGTCATTACAAACTGCCGCTGCGCGTGCTGTCCAACATGGCGAACGCCATGAAGATGGATGTAAACGAGCTGGTTGTGAAGGCGGACGAATGAGGTACGTAAGCATCTTTTCCGGTGTCGAGGCGGCGACGCTCGCTTGGGAGCCACTCCGTTGGGAGCCGATGGCATTCTCGGAAATCGAGCCGTTCCCGTGCGCAGTTCTTGCAGAGAGGTGGCCAGACGTCCCCAACCTTGGGGACATCACAAAGGTAGATTGGAAAAAGGTAGATTGGAAGAATGAGATTCATGGAGCAGTTGACCTTGTTGTTGGAGGAAGTCCCTGCCAGTCATTCTCAGTCGCGGGAAAGCGAGAAGGGCTCAAAGGAGCATCCGGCCTCATGTTCGAGTACATTCGATGCGTTCAGGAACTTCGTCCTCGCTGGTTTTTGTGGGAGAACGTACCGGGAGCGCTCACAAGCGAGAATGGGGAAGCTTTCGGACAACTGCTCAGAGAGATGGATGAACTCGGGTATTGTCTCGCATGGCGAGTTCTGGACGCGCAGTTCTTCGGAGTGGCCCAGCGACGCCGCCGTCTGTTTCTTGTCGGACATCTTGGAGCCGAATCCCCCGCAGAGGTTCTCTTTGAGCCCGACTGCCTGTCAGGGAATCCTCAATCGAGCTGTGAAAAGAGGAAGGAGCTTGCCAACCGAGCTGGACGCAGCGCTGCGTGCGCAGGCTTCAAGTACAACGCCGCGCCCCGAGCAAACACAATAGGATATGCGGCAGAGCAAGCAAACACGCTCACCGCGGACTGGCATGCGCCTGCCGTCTTGTCGTTGCCGAACACGGCTCTGTCCCAGTACGGCACCGAGGTTTGTACGAGCGACTATGCATCCACGCCGCCCCTTCGCCGCCTTACTCCACTTGAGTGCGAGCGCTTACAGGGCTTCCCGGACAACCACACTAGAATATCGTGGAAGGGCAAGCCTGCCGAGGAATGTCCTGACGGTCCGAGGTACAAGGCAATCGGCAACTCGATGGCGGTTCCCGTCATGCGCTGGCTTGGAGAGCGCATCGAGGAAGTAGACGGGCTATAGAGAGGAGCACCGCGAGATAGCTAAAGAACTGCGCGGTCAGGCAAGGTTTTGGCGTAACATCCTGCCGGATATTTGCATGTCCGACCGCCAACTCACCGACAGAATCCACATGGCTTTCGGTCTGAAAGACACGGACATGCAAATTATTGTCCACGCTGCGGGGGGCTGATTCTCGGTGAATAGTGCCAAGGATAAGCGCGAGGCCGTCGAGTTCCTGCGCACTCACAGGTGCGCCGACGAGGGCAGCGCATACAAGACTGTTGGCGTTGCCTCGGATGTATCAGGGCGAGCAGGGCGCTGTTCGGGAACGACGACGCGCTCTGCAGCCTCGACAGCTCGGGGCCGGGAATGTGGGCAAAACTGGCAGACCTAATCGAAGGGAAGAACTGACAATGGCTAAGGTTGACACGATGCCGATTTACCTGCGACCGCTCATGAGGGGCTGCAGCGTGAAGCTCAACCGGTGCGCGGTGTGCGGGGCTACCTATCCGCTCAACCAGCACCACATCGTGAGGCGCTCGGCGGGGAAGATGTACGACTGTCACGGGGTCGAGCTGCCCAAACCGACCATCACCCTTTGCGGGAGCGGGAACACGGGCGGGTGCCACGGCAAGGCCCACGCGCACAAACTTCACTTCCGCTGGGTTGACACGGATGTAAAGGACTGCTCGCAGGGCTTCGGCTTCGCTACGATCAGGGGCGGTCACTGGGAGGTCTTGGAGACTTCAGAACCCATGCGCGAGTTCGAGGCCTCGCAGGTCGAGGACGGATGGAGGCCGCTACGCGGTCAGGAAGGCTAGGAGAGAGCTTTGAACGAGTTGAGGGACGTGGAGGCGCAGCTCATACCGCTGGACAGCCTCAAGGCCTACGACGGCAACGCCAGGCAGCACGACAGCGACAATATCGACGCAATTACGAAACTAAGTCAAGTTTAGAAAAGGCCTCGGGAAACCGGGGCTTTTTTGATTTGCCGCGCATTTTAGCGTTGCCCTTCGCGAATAGTTGTATTAGAATTGAGACAACGAACAGGGAAGGGAGACCCCGATGAAGACCAAGACCTACTACATCCGCGCCCACGACGAGATCAAGAACATCAAGCTCTGCAAGACGTCGCAGTTCATCAGCAAGAGGGACGCTGCCAACGAGATTCGCTGCCAAGGCTGGAAGGTGTCCCGCGTCTGGAATGAGGCTCAGTTCGAAGAGAACGTGACCGGCAAGACGTTTTGGTGGCGCGACGTCATCGAGCAGGAGGCCGCCGATTACCTCGAGCAGTGCGACACGATTGAGTTCTAGGAGGTAGACGATGAACACCAAAATCAGCCTAGTCGTGAGGGACGAAGACGGAAAGGTTCAGCGCGTTGTCTGCGGTCAGGACCCATTGGAGGCAACCGAGTTCGGGCGCGTGGAGATTGTCGACCAAATCTATTTCAGGCCGGTAGGCCACGACGGGGGCAAGCTGTACAGGATGGGCGACCTCCGACGAAGTTTGGAACCTGTCCGCTCCATCTGATATAATAAGGACGCAGGCAACGCTGCGAAAGTGGCGATGGAAGGCCGATGCTCTTTGGGAGTGTCGGCCTTTTGCTTTATAATGCACTCAGCCCGCGCGGGGCTTCACCCGCGCACCCATCCGGCTCGGGAAGGCCGAGCTTAATCATGACTTTAGAAGGGTTGAGGACATTGCAGAACATCGAGGAGATCCTGAAGGCGAACGGAATCGAGGGCGATCCGGCCAAGGCTATCGCGAGTGCAGTCGGCGAGAACTACAAGACCGTCGCCGAGGTCGAGCAGAAGGCCAAGAAGCTCACCGAGACTCAGGCCGCTCTGGACAACGCCAACAAGGCGCTCGACGAGGCCAAGAAGGCCGCAGAAGCGGCGGACGTGGACGGCCTCAAGGCCAAGATCGCCGAATACGAGGAGGCCGCCAAGAAGCGCACCGAGGCCGACGAGGAGGCCAAGAAGCGCGCGGCATTCGACGATGAGCTCGGCGAGGCTCTCGGCAAGAAGGCATTCGCCAACAGCGTGGTGAAGGAGGCCGTGACGGAGAAGGCCTACGCGCTGCGCAAGGCCAACGCCGACATGCCCATCGCCGACATCCTGAAGCTCGCCGCACCGGACGAGGCCGGAATCTGGGCGAACCCGCAGACCGACCCGCACAAGATGCCGGGAGCCGACGGCGCAGCCGGTGGAGTCTCCCCCATCACGTCACTCGACCAGCTCAAGACAATGTCCCCCGACGACATCAACAAGAACTGGGCCGATGTGCAAAAGCTCTTGGCCCAACAGTAGAAAAGAGGTAACGAATGTCTACCGACAAGTTCATCCCGACAATCTGGTCTGCCCGCATCCTCGCCGCGCTCGAGAAGCAGCTGGTCTATACCAAGTTTTTCAACCGCGATTACGAGGGCGAGATTCGAGACGCTGGCGACACCGTCAAGATCGGCCTCGTCGGCGCTCCCACCGTCAAGAAGTACACCAAGGGCACCGACATCGCCGCGCCCGACGACGTGACAGTGACTGACGCCACGCTGTCCATCGACCAGGCTGATTACTTCAACATCGCCGTCGACGATGTGGACGCGGCCCAGTCCAAGATTAACCTCTTGGAGTCCGCCTCTTCCCAGACCGGTTACGCTTTCGGCGATGTGACCGACCAGTACCTCGCCGCCCTCTTGGTCACCGGCACCGGCGGCACCATCGGCACCAAGGACGCGCCGAAGAGCATCACGGACGCAAAGCCCGAGGACGCCTACAACCTGCTCGTAGACCTCAAGGTCGCGCTCGACCGCAATAACTGCCCGACCACGGGCCGCATCTGCGTCGTCCCGCCCGAATTCGAGGGCTTCATGCTCAAGGACTCCCGATTCGTCGCCGTCGCAACCAACGACTCCAACGAGCGCCTCACCGAGGGCACCGTCTACAAGTCCGCGGGCTTCGAGATTCACGTGTCCAACAACGCACCGCATGAGGATGTTGGCGGTTCCAAGGGCGACCAGGCCGTCTACGACGTCATCGCCGGTTGCGACCAGTCCGGCACCTACGCCGAGCAGATTCTGAATACTGAGGCATACCGTCCCGAGAAGTCCTTCAAGGACGCCGTCAAGGGCCTCCACGTCTACGGTGCCAAGGTTCTGCGCTCCGACTGCGTCTACAACGCCAAGGTGTCTTTCTAGGCTCGGAGTCTCTAACCGATAGAGCAGCCAGAGCCGGGTACGCCGCTGCAGACACATCCGTAACCGGTTATTTGGGGAGGGCTTCGGCTCTCCCCTTTCTTTTAGGAGGTCAAATGCGAACACATGTGTTGACTGTCGCGGAGAGAGGCATCTCGACCGACGACCGTCTCTTGGTGAGGGGCACGGCGAACGAGGACACTTGCAGGCTCGTCCTCGATGATGAATGGAATGGCCTCACTGTTCACCTGACGTTCGAGGGGTCGGGCGAGAAGGTCACGCCGACTGTGAGGGACGGCGCGTGCATCGTCCCGTGGGAGGTCTTGCAGCAGGCCGGCGAGGTGACGGCCTACGCTGTGGGACTGGCAGACGGTGCCGTCTTGGCCCATGCCAAGATGAACAAGCCGTTCGTCGTGGTCGATTCGGATACGGACGACGGCGTGAAACCTACCGACCCGTCGCTGAGCGAATACCAGCAGGCGCTCGTCGATGTGAAGGCCGCCACGACAAAGGCCTTGGAGTCCAGAATCATCCACGCGGAGGCCGAGGCGTTGGATCCCGGCAGCGACGCGACCGCGAACTTGGTGCCCGAGGGCGGTGCGCAATGTCTCCGTCTGGGTATCCCGAAGGGCGACCGTGGCGACGCCGATTACGGAATCTTGGACATAGACGACGACGGGTACCTCAACGCCTACTACACTACCGACAAGCCGTCCGTAAAGTTCGAGATGGACGGCAACGACCTGAGGACGGTGCTTGAAATTGCCGACAATTAAACAGAATCTCGGACGAGTGCGAATCGACAACAAGGGGGCTTGGGTTCCCGGAACCTACGACAACCTCGACGTGGTGACGTTGAACGGTTCTTCGTACATGTGCGTGCAGGACGGCACAACCACGGAGCCGGCCACGCTCCAAGGCTGGGAAGTGCTCGCCGCCAAGGGTGAGCATGGCATGAAGGGCGACCCGTTCACCTATGACGACTTCACGCAAGACCAGATCGCGGAGCTTCAGCGCCCGGCGACCGAGGCAGCGGAACGAGCCGACAAGGCAACCAAGAACGCCAACGACGCGGCGGATGCCGCGAACGCGGCGGCAAAGGCCGTCGAGCTTGCAGCCACGGGTCTCTCCGGCACCCAGTTGCGCGCGTTGGTGAGAACTGGAGACGCGCCGAAGGTTCTCTATCCAGGCGACCTCATCACAGCCGGTTGGACATGGAATGGAACCACCTATCCCATGCGCATGGCGGTGGCCCACCATTACACGGGCGCGGACGACGCGCACCCGCTCAAGGAGCTTGGGGACGGTCGCACGGGTAATTGCATGGACTTGCAGTTCATCGACGCGCTGCCCATCTCGTTCCCGTTCGAGCTAAAGCAGGCCTTCTACAACAATCCCGAGTTGATGAGTGCGGGCCAGTACACGTTCACGGTCTCGGTGAGCTCTACATGGGGAACGGGTGCCTTCAGTACCGTCGGCCAGCTCCCGTACACGTTCACGCTCGCCGAGGACGTTCCGGCAGATTCCCAGTGGCTGTGGGACGCTGGATATTCCTCGGGCATCACGCAGATTCAGATTTACGCACCGTACGACGGCGCGTTGCTCCAGACCGTCACGGTCGCAGCGGGTAGCACCGGCACGTCGCTCGGTACAATCTCGGAGCTCGCAACTGGTGACTTCAACACTTGGGCGCGAAGTTGCGAGGGTTCCAGCTTCTGGAAGGACTCCGCGATGCGTGCGTGGCTCAACTCCGACTCGACCGATTGGGACTCTCGACGCACGCGATTCACCCGCAAGCATCCCATGGCTGGCAAGCCCGGTTTCTTGGCGGGACTGGAGCAGAGCCTACGCGACGGCTTGGCATCGGTGAAGGTGAAGACCGAGCCTCATCAGACCGACGGGGCTGCACCCGTCGAGACGGTGGACATGGTGCGCCTGCCGAGCTCCATCGAGCACTACTTCAACAGCTACCTAAGTCAGAGCACCGAGGGCTTCAAGGCCGAGGGCGTGGTGTTCGATTACTGGAAGGCCGTAGCTGCTGCGAACAACCATCCCGACGTCATTGCAGGCTGGCAGACGTGCGCATGGCTCATCGCACGAGACCCGAACAAAGTCGCTCGCTACGTGCTTATGCGTTCTGCTAATCGTGCCCTCGCGTACTCGTCCAACGATGGCACAGTCAATGACAGTGGCACCGTCACCAGCGTCACCGCGGCGAGAAGCTATTCCTGCCTTCCCGTCCTGTCAATCGCGTAATCTCGCTAATCTAGGAGGGGCCTCGTGCCCCTCCGACTATCCAAGCGCATAAAATGGGGGCGTACTACTCGAGCCTTTGGAGGACGCAATGAAGTTAGAACATAACGTGGACATCCTCACGCGGCAGATGGAGGACGCGCAGGCCGCAGCCAAGACCACGGCCTTGCAGACGCTCATCCAGACCGCACTGCTACCGGATGAGCAGGCGCTTTCCGTGGCGGCATACTATAAGGACTGGACAGTCGGCGAGTCGTACCTCTGCGGCGACTGCGTGAACCACATCGGCAAGCTCTACCGCTCAATGCGCGACACGACAGCCGAACAGGGCAACGCGCCCGACATCGACCGGACGATCTGGCATGAGGTCGGAACCGGCGATGAGACTTCCGGCATCGGCACGTTGGAGGAATGATGCTCGATTACACTGGATACCTCAATCGAGGCGGCACATTGACTGAGACGCAGTTCCAGAGCGCGCTCGGCTCAGTCATGCCCCTGTTCGATGAGGTTACGTGCCACCGGCGTCAACTACCGGAATGGCACTTTCTGGAAGACATGTTCGGTGCTGCCATCGAGGACGCCCAGATGCTCCTAGTGGAGCGACAGCCGGCTATCGAGAAGGCCAAGAACCAGCAGTCCGACAACGGCGGGTTGGCGAGCTTCAACAACGGCATAACGTCGATGAGCTTCAGGGACGGCGCGGCCGGGTCCTATACCGTGGCCGAGACCCGGGCGATGGACGACATCCGCGCCTTCCTGCCCATCGACCTAATATCTAGGGTCGGTGGCACATGGTGACGGTTCCATTCGAGCACAAGGTCTATCTGTACGTCAAAGCCAACGGATTCAGGCCCGAGACCATCGAGCGGGCTGTGCTCGTCCGTGACGGCTCGAAGGGCGAGGGGCCTGCCGTGTCTAAAGTCCAGACTTGGCGCTGCCAGATAGCGGAGCAGTATATGAACACCGTCCCGAGCGTGGGCGACTTCATCTCAGACGGGATAATCCCGCCTACCAAGAAGGCGCTGCTCATGGCGCAGAACGAGGGGCGCGCCTTCGAGATTAAGAGCGTGAAGGACAGGCGCGACGGGTTCGGGGCTGCGTTGCATCCCTACGGCTCCGTGGTTGAGGTGACATCATGACGAAGGTCAATTTGAGCGGGGTTCCGGGCAAGGTGAGCTCAATATCGCACAACCGGGCGATGGGTCAGGCCATGGCTACCAAGGCTTTGGCGGTGGCCCATCAGTACGTGCCGATGAAGACCGGTGACCTGCGAGGGACTGGCAAGGCCACGCCGTTCAAGGTCACCTGGGGGCCGCTGCCGTATGCGCGGAGGGTGTTCTACGGCAAGGGGCTGCATTTCGTGACACCGGGCACGATGGCGCACTGGGACGAGGGCATTAAGCGACACATCGCGCAGATCGCGGCGGCGGGGAAGGCGGCGTTACGATGAGGACGAAGGCCAAAGAGGTCAAGGCTTGGGCGCTCACGTGCCCGGCAATCAAGGGGCTGAAGACCAACGCCATCGTGAACGACATGGGCGACTCGGCCATCTTCTTCAACACGCAGGATAAGTCGGTCGTTACGTACATCGACGGCTCCGAGGTGCGCGATCTGCTATTCTCATTGCAGTATGTCCTACCGTGGAGCGACGATGGAGACGACATCAACGACGAGGCCTTGGACGCGGTGAACGGCTGGCTCGAATGGGTCAGCGAGCAGTACCCGCACAACGTCCCGGACTTCGGCGGAGACTGTACAATTATGGCTATAGAGCCTCAACAGAACATGTCAGAGCTCGTGCAGGTCGACCAAGGCACGGCGCGCTACTCGGTTGCGGCTTCGATTAGGTACCTAGAGAGAGGTTAGACAATGCCAGTGAACAAGATCACACGTAATCTCATCGTCCCGCTCATCGACACGGCGGGAGCGTGGACGGGCACCGGTACAGACACCGGCGCGAAGTGGGTCCCCATCGACCTTTCGACCACATTCGAGATGGAGTACAACGCGCAGACCGACACTGCGTCCTACATCTGCTACAAGAACGATTTCACCGTCCACACCGGCTATCAGCCCGGAATGGATCAGGAGATCGCCCTCTACGAGGACAACCCGATGTACAAGTTCATCAACGACCTGCGCCACAGGATGCCAGTCGGCGGAGAGACCACCTTCCCGTGCCTCGTCGCAGAGGTCCCCGCATCCGGTACCGGGACGACCGAGGGTCAGGTCTGGGTCGAGACGCTCATCACCATCGACACGCTGAACACGGTGGACGGCACGCTTTCCTTCCACCTCGACTTCAACGGCGACCCGGTTGACGTCAGCGTGACCGGCCTAGGCACCAATGCCATCAAGGTGACAAAAAAAACTAGCTAGTGCAGCTTCGGCTCAGGCTGACGCATCCGCTCAAGCGGAAGATTCTCCGGTGAAGAAGGGCGCGAAGGCGGTAAAATAGAGCCGTGCGGGGTGAGGGTTGAAGCCTTGCCCCGCTTTTCCTTTATCGAGAGAAAGGGCCGAAAATGAAAATCACATTCACCGACAACTTGAACGTAGTCCACACGCTGCCGAAGCTCACACCGGCGCTCAGTGCCGAGATTGACGCGGTGGCTCAGGGCGAGGCGCCCGATGAGGTGTTCCGCAATCAGTACGACATGATGGTGAAGCTCATGGGCGAGGACTCGGCCCACAAGGCCTTCGACTGCACAGGTTACGACGACTGCGACGTGACCGCGCTCGCGCTGTGCTTCAGCCGCGCGACCAGAGCGTATCAGGCCGTAATCTTCGACGACCAGATTAACAGCACCGCCCGCACGCTGAACAAGGTTCCAATCGACAAAATCGGCAAGGTCGTCGATCTGGGCGGCAAGGCGAAATGATGATTGACCTCAGAGACGAGGGACTGCCCGTTGGCCTAGAGGTCGGCGGGCTTTTCTTTCCCATAGACACTGACTTCCGCGTATGGATCCGATGGGCGGTAGACGCGCAGACCGCGCGCAAGGCCGGGTCATACATCTTCACCGGCGACGTGCCTGACGATGATGGGTGGGTCGAGGCGGCGGCGGAGTTCGCGGCCTGCAAGACGGAGACGCCGCACGGCCTATCATCGAACGGCCCGAGGGTATTCGACTACATCGAGGACGGAGGCCGCATCGTGGCCGCTTTCCAGCAGTGCTACGGCATCGACCTCACCGACTGCCACATGCACTGGTGGCGGTTCAGGGCCTTGTTGGACAACCTTCCCGACGGAACGGCGCTTGGCAAGGTCATGCAGTACCGTGGCTACACCAAGCCAAGCCGGGAGAAGGACGCCGAGCATCAGCACTGGTCTAAAATGAAAAGGGCCTACGCGCTGCCGGCACTCAGGACGCCGGAGGACGCGAGGGCAATCGAAGTCCAGAAGGAGGCGTTCGGTCGTCTCCACCTGTAAAGGAGGTGACTGAATGGCTGACGGCACTATCGAGGTAGACCTAGAGGTCAACGGCGACAAGGCCGTAAATCAGGCGACGAAGGCGGCGCAGTCGGCGGCTGGTTCTGCCGAGTCCACCATGAAGAGGGCTAAAGGCGCGGTCGGCGGCTTCGCTTCCGGCATCGTCTCGGCATCGACCAAGGCGCTCGCCGCCATCGGGACTGCGGGCACGACAGCCACGGGCATAATCGCAAAGGGCGCGCTGGAGGAGTTCTCGAGCTACCAGCAGAACATCGGCGGCATCCAGAAGCTGTTCGGAGACTCGTGGCAGACGGTGCAGGGATGTGCGGCGAACGCATGGCGGACCGCGCAGATATCGTCCAACGAGTACATGGAGCAGGTCACGTCGTTCTCGGCATCGCTCATCGGCTCGCTCGGAGGAGACACGCAGAAGGCCGCGGGATACGCAAACCGCGCCATCATGGACATGTCCGACAACGCCAACACGTTCGGCACGAACATCACGGACATCCAGAACGCCTACCAGGGCTTCGCGAAGCAGAACTACACGATGCTGGACAACCTGAGGCTCGGATACGGCGGCACCCAACAGGAGATGCAGCGCCTAATCAAGGACGCCGCCTCAATGACGGACATCCAGAAAGACCTCGGCATCACGGTCGATGCGAACAGCATGAGCTTCGACAACATCGTGAACGCCATCGACGTCATGCAGAACCATATGGGCATCGCGGGCACATCGATGAACGAGGCCCTGAAGACCGTCGAGGGTTCCGTAAACGCCACCAAGGCCGCTTGGAAGAACTGGCTCGAGGGCCTCGCCGACCCAGACCAAGACATGGGCGCTCTCACGGAGAACCTGCTCACGGCGGTCACGGCGGTGGGCGAGAACGTCATGCCGAGAATCGCGCAGATCGTGGCTACGGTAGTAACGACGCTGCCATCCCTCATGGGGAAGGTGGGTCAGGCTATCCAGCAGGCCATCCCGCAGGTCTTCGACAAGATCAAGGAGACTACGGGAATGTCGATCCCGCAGCTGTTCGAGTCCGTCCTGCAGTCGATCTCGACGAACCTGCCGACGTTCTTCCAGTCGGTCGGCACGTTCCTCACGGAGCAGGGGCCGGCAATCGTCGGGATGATAGTAAACCTCGCCACGTTCCTGCTCGATGCGTTGGGGCAGCTCGGTATGATGATCATCCAGAACCTGCCGACCATCATCACCGGCATCTTCAACCTGATAATCATGTACGGCCCGCAGCTGCTCAACACGGCGCTTACGTTCTTCGTGAACATGGTCACCGGATTGATTCAGGCGCTGCCGCAGATTCTCACGGCACTCGGCCAGGGAATCGCGCAGCTGCTCCAGTACATCATCGACCACGGCCCGGAGATGCTGTCGCGCGGCGCGGAGCTGTTCCTACAGCTCGTCGGAGCAATCGGTCAGGCGCTGCCGCAGATTCTCCTGAGCGTGGCCGGACTCGTCGGCGACATCCTCGGCAAGCTGGTCACGCTCGGCCCGTCGCTGCTCGCATCGGGCGCGGAGGCGTTCGGCAAGTTCCTCAGCGGCATCGCATCCAAGGAGGGCGGCATCACGTCGTTCGTCGGGAATATTCCCGGCAAGATCGTCAGGGCCATCGGAAACGGCGGCAGACTGCTGTACAACGCAGGCCGAAACATCATGATCGGCCTGTACAACGGCCTCGTCTCCTTCTGGAACAGGGTCACGTCGTTCGTCGGCAGTATCGCGGGATGGATCGCGCGCCACAAGGGACCGCTCAGCTACGACCTGAAGCTCCTGCAGCCCGCCGGTACGCTCATCATGAAGGGCTTCAACATGAGGCTCGTCGATGGATTCGAGGACACTAAAAAGAGCATCGGAGACTTCAACGACGACCTCAAGGGCTACGGCGGCGAGCTTTCGACGTCGTTCTCCCCGAACGTCGTGAGGAGCTTCCAGCCGCAGTTCGTCAGCCAGCAGGGGGCCGGTGGCGGTCAGACCGTCAACCAGACCATCAACTTCAACCAGCCGGTAGCCAACCCTGCGGACATGGCTAGGACGGTTCACGAGTACAACACCTTCGGAGTGGGGGCAGACTATGGCGTTTAACGATATGGGGCTGAGGTTCGAGAACGCGGACGGGGGCGTCGTGCAGATATGCGGCCTCAAGGCGTTGGGCGAGGTCGCCGACGATGCTGGCTACGTCCTTCAGGCCGGTGGACTCGACGACTTTATGAGCGAGAACTACAACCTTATCACGCAGGACTATGCGTTCTCTGACGGCTCGTACTACATCGGTCGGCGCAAGCCCATGAAGACGCGCACCATCACGTTCGAGCCGGTCAAGCGCGAGCCGGGTGACGTCGCGAAGGTTCTCGCCGCCGGCAGGCTCAAATGCACGGTGGTGGCGTTCGGTCAGCAGATGTGGCAGTACTGCTGGCTGAAGAACTTCAAGGTCGAACGTAAGAAGCTGACGAGCGAGCCGGTGTATACCGCAGAGTTCGCGTTCCCCGACCCCTCCTTCGAGGCGGTGGAGGCAAAAAAATCGTAGTGCCGTCCGGTTCCGCCACGTTCGAGGTGGGCGGGACTGCGGCGGCTACGTTCGACTTCGTGGCGGTGAACACCGGGGACGAGATCGTCGTATCGCAGCAGCAGGGGGCGGTCATCGGCAGCGTGCAGCTCGTGAAGGACGGTTCGTACCTTCCGGCAATCGCGGTCAACTACGGGATCAACCTGGCCGACCTCCGCCACATGGCTCCGGGGAGTTTCGCATGGGGGCAGTTCGGCAGGTACTTCGCGTTCGGCGTGGCACCCGATGATGTGTTCAACGAGGCGAACTTCGACCTCAACTTCCTGAAGGGGGGGGAGCGCCCGCAGGACATCGAGCTGTCCATGTTCTCGGCCGACCATCTGGAACCCGGGCAATGGAGCGTATTCACATCCGGGCCGCTGACCCTGTACATGCGCGTCAAGGAGAGAAGGTTCGGCATATCATGCTGATAAACATCTATCAGGAGACGGGACCGGACAACAACGCGCCGGTGGCGACGGACATCTCGCCCAGGTTCGTCGCAGTCAACGCCCTCTACGTCGAGTGGAAGCGTAAGGCGTTCGATTCAGGCTCGTTCAGGGTGCGCATACCGACCGGCTTGGTCGAACAGTTGTGGCCTACCAAGCTCCTCGTGGAGATAGCCGACCGCATCGCGACGGCTCCGACCACTCACGTGCCTCCCGAAATCGGTGTCGTGTTCAAGATAAAGACGCACAAGGGAAGCGACGGCGAGTACACGGAGCTTTCGGGCGTGTTCGGCGAGGGCATCTGGGGCTTCACCAACACGACTCGCGGCACCGGCTCAAGCTACGGCGGATGGTATATCGACCAGCCAAGCGGCACGAAGGTGCTCAGCTCCATGCTGAACAGCACGGGCGACAAGTACATGACGGGCCTCCCGAGATATACGAAGACAATGCTCGAGTACGAGAACTGGGGAGGGCGCACGCGGTACACGTTCGGCTCCCCGACGGTCATGGAGGATGCGATCTACGACCTGTGCAAGAAGAACGACCGGCTGTTTCGCGCGCCACTCTTCAAGGCCGAGAACGGACTGTACCAGCTCATGCCACAGACGCAGGCCATCTACGACAACACGGGCTACGTGTTCTCCGAGGCGAACGGCAACGTGCTGTCGGCGGACTTCGAGCACGACACGAGCACTCAGGCGTCATTGCTGAAGGGTTTCAACGCTGAGGCCAAACGCGAGAGCAGTGCGAAGTGCGCGGGCCACAAATGGAAGACGACCTACGCCTTCGAGTGGAACGAGGACGTCAGCGACCTCATGGGCAACGAGACGACGCAGGAAGCCTGCGACGCGGCGGCGGCCCTGCGCTCGTACAACTACAACTCGACGCCGACGATGAGCATCGACGTCAGCGCGGAGGACTATAGGACCAAGTGGGATCTGGGCGACCGTGTTGCGTACGACGTGCTCGGCTATACTGGGACCGAGGTCATCACCGAGGTAAACGAGAGCTACAGTGGCTCCGACGTATCGATCGGCGTGACCATCGGGGCGGCCTCGCCAACCCGTATGCAGCGCCTCAACAAGAACGTCGGCAAGTCGTACACGTAGGAGGCAGCATGGACGAAGCCGGAATCGAGTACATAAAGCAGATCATCGAGACGCTCGACAAGCGCGTCACGGCCCACGGCAGGGAGCTTGACGCCTTGCGATTGAGCCGCGAGCACGATTCGGTCATCTTGGCCCAGATCCAGACCGCGTGCTCGGAGACCCGCGCCGACGTGGCGAAGCTGTACGAGCGCGTCGATTCCCGAGCCCAAGAGGGCGCGAAGCGTTGGGACGCAATCGTGAACACGCTCATCAACGGCACCGTGGCGGCGTTGCTCGCCTACATCGTGTGGGCACTGGGCCTGCACCCGTTCTAGGAGGTAAACATGACAGACCGAGGTTTCCCGGAGTTCCAGAAAGAGAAGCCGGAGAAGCACGACATCAACTGGCAGATTCGCATCAAGAACAAGACGTTCTGGCTCACGCTCATACCGGCGGTGTTGTTGCTCGTTCAGGCGGTATCCGCACCGTTCGGCTACACGTGGGACTTCGTCGTGTTGAACCAACAGCTCGCGGCGATCATCAACGCGCTGTTCGCGGTCCTCGCAATCCTCGGCGTCGTGACCGACCCGACCACGAAGGGCGTGGGAGATTCCGAGCGGGCGCTCACGTATGACGACCTCGGCTAGGGGGTGGTCGTTCCGGGTGCCCCATCCGCGAGACCGTTACGCGGGGCATGGCACCGACCGGGCCGCGGGGCAACCTGCGGCCCTTTGCTTTAAGGAGGCAATTATGGCAATCACTCAACGCGAGGCATTCGCCCAAGTCATGGAGCACCTTTGCACCCACAACGGCGGCACGGGGCACGGATACTCGCAATATAACCGCATGGGTGACGGAACCACGGAGACCATAAGTCTGTCCGACGGTGCGACCGTGACGATCGCGGGCGGCGACCGTGACTGTAGCTCGGCGGTAATCACGGCCCTCCGAGCGGTGGGCGTGAACACGTTCGGGGCCACCTACACGGGCAACATGAAGTCCGAGCTTCTCAAGACCGGCCTGTTCGTCTGGCAGGCCATGGGGAAGGCAAGCGCCAAGCGCGGCGACATCTACCTCAACGAGGTGCACCACACGGCGGTGTGTATCTCCGGCTACGGATCGGCGCGCGGCGACCTGCTGGCACAGTTCAGCATCAGCGAGAACGGCACCATCACCGGCGCAAAGGGCGATCAGAACGGGCGCGAGTCCAACATCAAGCCGTACTACAGCTACCCGTGGAACGGCAAACTGGTATGGAAGTCTGACGGGAAGGTGCTCAACGGCTCCAACACGGAGGTCAAGGACAACACTCACCCCGACTTGGGCGACACGCGCTATTGGGGGCCGAAGTTCAACAGGGCATTGCAGAGGCAGCTCGGAACTACGGTTGACGGAATCATGTCGGGCCAGTGGCTTTCCAACAAGCCCTACTTCTGGGCGACCGACGGCGGCGTGGAGTTCACGAAGACCGGCAAGGGCGTCGGCTCCGATATGGTTTTGGCGCTCCAGAAGAAGGTCGGCTGCAAGATCTATCCCGAGTTCTGCGGGGTTCAGGCCCGCCAGATGAGCAGCGGTACAATCAAGCGTCACCAGCAGTGGCTCATCGCGCACGGTATCTCGGTCGGGCCTGACGGCGCGGACGGGTACAACGGCCCGAACACAAACGTAGCCATCGGCAAGGCCCTGGCTGCGGGACTCTACGCGAAGTAGTACAATCCCAGTGCGCCGGCGGTCTTTCTGCGTGCCTTTCGCCGTCGGCGCTGCTCCTTTCCGATGCCCTCCGGTTCTGCCGGGGGGCGTTGTTTTCGGTTTAGTGTTGCAAAGTTGATACAGTAGTTGTATTATGAGTTTGTCGGACATCGAGATTGGAGCACCCAATGAAGGCATTCAACGTCAACGACCGCAAGGTGGAGGACTTCCGCGAGGACGGCCGCGCGCTGTTCAACGGCAGTCAGTGGCAGACCACGTACGAGTCGCCTTCCGACCCCGGGCGCGTGTACCTCGTCGACCGTTTCGGCTACGCACGCAGCGTCTACTCGGCGGCTGTCGAGCAGGCCTACAGCTGCGGCCGGTACGCGCTCAAGTCAGAGCTGGACGGCATCCACTACTTCGTCGACGGCAAGCCTTATTACACGGGGAAGGAAAACTGATGGAGCAGTTCACGGTTCAGCTCGCGTCGCTCGTGATGGTGTGCGTCGGGGCCTGCAATGCGCTCACGTCGGTATGGGACAAGAAGAGCATCGGCGTCACGGCGGCATGGGCGGCGTTCACCGTCCTAGCCTATGCCTCGGCATACTATACGCAGGTGATGTACTGATGCGGCACGGCTGCCTTTACTGGGTTCTCATCGGTTGGTGGTGGGGAGTGCTGCGTTTCGTGCTGCTCGCCTACATCGGCGTTATCTGCACGTTCCTCGCGCTCCCGGTGTGGTTGCTCGCCAAAGCGGTGAAGCGGGCTAAAAACGGCATCTGAGGGCTTCAGACGGTACAATCTAATAGACCTACATCGGGACGGTTCAGGCCGTCCCTTTTGCTTTAAGGGGAGTGAGCCATGGCACGGGAGAAGAATACCAAGTTCACGGCAGAGAACCGGCGCGAGATCATCAAGCTCGTACGCGCGGGCCTCTCGACGACGGACGTCGCGAAGGCGGTCGGCATCCATCCGTCCACGCTTTTCAATTGGCTTTCATGGGGCGAGGACGGAATCCGGGGCCGAGACGACGACGAGGAATACGTGAAGTTCGCCCACGAGTACCGCAGGGCCGAGGCGATGCGCAAGGCCTTCCATTTGCAGAACATCACGAGGGCCGCGAACGACGGGCAGTGGCAGGCGTCAGCCTGGTATCTGGAGCGAGCATACCCGCAGGAATTCGGGCGCTGCCAGCGCAAGCCGGAGGACGGCAACGAGGAGCTTTTGAAGGCCATCAGGGACATGACAGAGGCGGTGCGCGACAGTGCCGTCGTTTAGCCTCACGGACAAGCAAAAGGAGTACGTGCGCGAGGCCCATCACCGGTGGAACTTCGCCGAGGGCGCGGTGCGATCCGGCAAGTCGTGGCTGGCGAACAACTTCACGATTCCCGACCGGATACTGCACGGTGTGGGGTTGGACGGAATCAACCTCCTAATGGGCGTGTCTCTCGGAAACATCGAGCGCAACGTGCTGGTTCCCATGCGCGAGCAGTTCGGCGAGGGCGTGGTCGGGACGATCGGAGGCCCCGACAACACCGTGAACCTGTTCGGTCAGCGGTGCTACTGCCTTGGAGCGGAGAAGGCCACGCAGAAACGTAAGCTCCAAGGCTCCGCTGTGAAGTTCTGCTACATCGACGAGGCGGCGGGAATCAACCCGGAGGTCTTCGAGATGCTCAAGTCCCGCCTGTCATTCGAGTATTCGGAGTGCCACGCGGGCTTGAACCCGGAAGGGCCTCGCCATTGGCTAAAGCAGTTCATCGACCGCAAGGACCTCGACATCTACCGACAGCACTACACAATCTTCGACAACCCGTATCTGCCGAAGAGCTACGTCGAGCAGCTCTGCCGAGAGTACACGGGCGTCTTCTATGACCGCTACATCCGGGGGCTTTGGACGCAGGCCGAGGGCCTCGTCTACCAGACCGCGCTCGAGCAGGCCGTGATCCCGGACATTCCGCTGTTCGAGATTCCCGAGCACGCGCCGGTGTGGGTGAGCATCGACTACGGCATCACCAACCCGTTCGCTGCGCTTCTCTGGACGGTCAGGGGCGGCGCGGTCGTGGCCTTCGACGAGTACAGCTTCGACTCGCGCGAGAAGGGCTACCGCAAGACCGACGCCATGCTCTACAAGGAGCTGAAGGCCAAAATCTCGCGCTACGACGTCGAGTCGATCGTCGTAGACCCGTCGGCCTCGTCATTCATCGAGGAGATGCGCGCCGACGGCCTGTTCACTGTCATACAGGCAGACAACGAGGTCGTGCCCGGTATCCAGAACGTGGACAACCTCATCCAGCTAGACCGGCTCAAGGTCTGCGAGCGGTGCAAGGAGGCGGTCGAGGAGTTCGGGCAGTACGTCTGGGACTCCTCGACCGCCGAGACCAAGGTCATCAAGGAGCACGACCACGCCATGGACGCGATCCGGTACTTCGTCCGCACAATCTACCGCAAGCAGCTCGACGGCACCGTATAATTGCATAGACACCTAAGCGGGAGGTATATATGGGATTTCTCAACAGCGCACTCGACCGGCTCGCGGCCGCCATCGGCAAGCGCATTCAGGGCGTCCAACCGCAGCAGGCATACTCGGACGCGGCGGACAAGGGGACGGTCGGCTCGGTCGAGAGCCAAATCTGCGAGTCCTTGGCTACGCTCGTCACGTCGGACTTCCGTATGCCGGTCGTGGGAGGGCAGCGTGCGGCCCAGCTGGACGCGACGGCGCGCGACTTCGTGTTGAACTACTTCACCAACGCCATGAGCATGGCCTTCCTGAGCGGCGACGCGATTATCGTGCCGAGCTGGAACGGGCACGGCTTCGACAATGTCGTCGTTGACTCTGGCAACTTCGCCATCTTGGGCGCGAACGGGCGCGAGCTAACGAGCGTAATCTACGTCGTGGACAAGAAGACCATGAAGAACACCTCGACCGTCTACACGCTCATGCGCAAGGTCGAGCTGGTTCCCTACACGGCCGTAGACGGCACGCAGGCCATGGCGACGCGCTACAAGACATACATCATGCGCGACCAGCAGATGTCGAGCCTCACGCTCGCGGACTTCCCAGACTGGGCCGAGCACAACGAGGACGAGTGGGTCGTGCCGAACACGCCTCGATTGCTCGTGGCCCGCTACCGCTCGTTCGCCCTCGACCCGCGCAACCCCAACGCCCAGAAGGGAACGCCCATCTGCTTCGGCGCGTCGCAGCCCATCAAGGAGATTCACTATTTGGATTCGCAGATGCACAGCGAGTTCGAGCTTTCCGAGAAGGCCGTCTTCGCCGACCGCTCGCTGTTCCATAAGCGCTACAAGCGTGACGGCCAAGGCAACATCGTCGATGCTGTCGTGGACTTGCCCAAGGGCAAGGAGCGCCTCTTCCAGTCGCTCGCCGACGGGGGTGCCCCGACGCTCAAGGAATGGGCGCCTTCCATCCAGCTCCAGCCGTACCTCGACGGCTTGCAGGAGCAGTACCGTAAGGTCGAGAACGCCGTCGGAATCTCGCACGGCATCCTCTCCAACCCCAACAGCACCGGCTACGAGAACGTGGACAACGTGCGTAAGTCCATGCGCAAGACTCAAGCCTTCGTCAATGCGGCGCGAAACGTGGCCGAGGGCATGTTGAGCGAACTTGTGGTCTGTTGGGACACGCTGCTCAACTACTACGGAATCGGTGCCGTTGGGGAGTACCACGTCGAGTACCAGTGGTCGAACGACTACATCAACACCTTCTCCGACCAGCTGAACGCCATCGTGGCGGGTCAGGCTTTCGGCGGCTCCGATGCCGTCGATTACCGTATGCTCGTGTTCAACGAGACGCCTGAGGTCGCCAGAGACCGCGTCACCGCAATCAAGGAAGACAACGCCGACGACCTCGGGACGCTGATCGGCGGCCTCGATGAGTAGCGACGACTTCTACGGACGCGCGACCTTGGCATTCGAGGTCGCGGTGCTCTGCCTCTTGGCCCAGCGGCTGAGGGACGCCGACGAGGACTCCACCCCGGCGGACGCGGCGAGATGGACGGCGCTCGACATGGCGGTCGTGTACCGGATGCTGAAGACGCTTCGCGGTGGTTTGGGCGAGCAGGCGGCGGTCGATGTGACGAAGGCCGCAGAGAAGGCAGACCGCAGGGCCGCGAAGTTCTACCGCATGAAGGGACTCGATCCGGTCAAGACCTCAGGGAACGAGGTTCTCGCCGGGGTGCTCAAGTCGGGCAAGTCACGCGTCAACGCCTCGATTCTCGATTGTCTTCGCACGTCCGTGTTCATGTTGTACGACAATCAGGGCAACTTGGTGCCGTTCAAGCAGGGCTACCTTAACCTGTGCCAAGAGGTCATCGCGAAGATTCCGGTCATGGGCACCCAAGAGGCCATCGCCGACGTGGTGAACCGCTTCGCCGGTCAGGGCATCAAGGTCATGTACACGTCCGGGCAGACGCGCGAGCTTTGGAGCGCGGTCGAGATGAACGTGCGAGACGCCCTGCACAAGAGCTCGAACGATTTCAATCAGGCGCAGGGCGAGCTGTTCGGCGCGGACGGAGTCGAGATTACAGCCCACATGATGTGCGCTCCCGACCATTTGCCCTATCAGGGCCGCGAGTACCCCAAGGCGAAGTTCGAGCAGATTCAGGGCGGTCTGGAGCGACCCATCGGGGAGGGCTGCAACTGCAAGCACGACGTGCTGCCGTGCATCTTGGGGGCTGGAACCACCTATGACGAGCAGCGCCTCCGCGAGTTCCGCGACGCCGCCACGAGGCCCACGGGTTTCAAGCTCAAGAGCGGGCGAGAGCTGAACGCCTACGAGTTCACCCAGTGGCAGCGGTCGCAGGAGAACGACGTTCGCAGGATCAAGGGCGCTATGTCCATCCTCCGCTCGGGGGGCCAGCCGACCGACAGGCTTCAGGCCCAGCTCGACCGCAAGATAGCCCAATACGAGCAGGCTAGCAGGAAAGCGGGAATCAGGACGCGCTACGACCGCATGGCGGCGTACACGTTCAAGATTAAGGAGCAGTAATGACACCGTACGAGAAGGGCCGAGCATTCGAGTATTCGACCATCAAGGCGCTGAAGGCCAAGGGCTTCACGTGTATGCGGTCGTACGCATCGAGGACGCCGGCTGACATCTGGGCCGTCCGTGGGGGCAAGGCCTACTTCATCCAAGCCAAGCTCCACGGGGCCATTTCCGCGAATGAATGGGACGAGTTCCTCGATTACTGCCTGAAAGCCGGGGCCGAACCGATTATCTCGAAGAGGCCCGACGGCAAGACGAGAGGCGTGGAGTTCTACCGCATCCTCAATCGTCGAGGCACCGGCAAACGTCCTTGGGAACTTCTGGCCCTCACCGAGTTCGGCCTCATTTGATGCTATACTTACAGACGGGCCGCGAGTCTCCCATACCACACGCGGCCCAGCCCTACGGGCCTCCGTGTGATATAATTGATACACGCGGATTGCGCCCGCACATAGCTATCACGCCTGTTTCCCAGCAGGTCTGTAATACAGCTCCGTTTAGGTAGGCGGAGGGTGATGTGACAAACCCGTCAGGTAGGCGCAATCTACCCGGCGGGTTTGTTGTTTTAAGGAGTGGTCATGCAAACGGAATCGTATGTCGTTCTCAGGCCGTTCATGGTCGAGGAGTTGGGCCTGAAGGGATCGGAACTCGTCGCATACGCGCTCATCTACGGGTTCTCGCAGGACGGCGAGTCCTGGTTCACCGGCTCCACCCAGTACGTCGCGGACTGGTGCGGAATCGCCCGCAGGAACGCTATCAATGTGCTCCAGAAACTCACGGACAAGGGACTCGTCGAGAAGGTCAGGACGGGTCAGGGTTGCGCCTACAGGGTGTGCAAAAACATCACCGGTGATAAAACATCACTGGTGATGAAACATCACCGGACTGGTGATGAAACATCACCAGTAACTGGTGATGAAACATCACCCAATAATATAGGGGATATAACTAGTAATAAGAATAGTGATAATGCTAGAGATAGAAGGCACAAGCTCGGCGAGTTCGGTCACGTGCTTCTGTCGGATGATGACGCGGCGAAACTCGATGAGCAGTTCCCCGGGTTCTGGCGCGACTACATCACCAAGGTAGACGAGTACTGCGAGCAGTCCGGCAAGCTGTACAGGAACTACCGCCTCACGATCTCGAAATGGATCAGGAAGGACCAGCAGACCGGCTCGGTGAAGTCCGACGCCTCCTGCACCGCCCCTGTCGGGGAGGCATACGTCGGTGCGGCGGAGAGGTCACCGCGCGAACGTCTCATCAAGGACTACATGAACTCCACGGGCAAGGGAGGGTTCCCGTCTTCTTGTTGCGCCCACTACGACTGGTGCGTCCAGAATGGGGTCCCTGAATACGTCGAGGCCGACAGGCTCACCAAGGAGTGGGTCGCGGCCGGGGGAACAGAGCGGCAGTTCCCGCGCTCCAAGTACCCGTGGAACCCGAGGCCGTAGATGAGGCCGACGCTCGGGGACGCCATCAAGGCCTACGGCGTCCCGGTGCCAGTCGACCAGATATACGTGGCGAACTCCATCACCCGCGAGGAGCTGGACGCGATAGAGGCAAAGAGGCGCGAGAGCGCGGAGGAATCTGCGGCGGAGTTCCGCAAGGCGGTAGCCAAGCGCGAGAAGGCTAGACGCGATGAGGAATACGCCAAGGCGCACGGTATGCCCTAGGAAGCAACAGAATAGGTTTCTAGGGTATGTTTCGGACTTTTAGGTGTAGGCGCTAGGGTAGCCGGGAAACGGCACCGTAAAAACGATTTGGGAGGCTCATATGATTACAGTTGGACACAACGGCACACTTGTCGAGCTGCCGGACGGCTCGCCGTTCTCGCTCGCGGACACAGTGACGCTCGCATACCTCATCGACGGGGCTTCGTCGGATGGGGAATGGACGCGGTTCGATTATTCGGTGGTTGAGGGCGACCTGTGGGATGCGCGGTGCGGCGGCAGGGCGACGCTGCGGGCGAGACTCAGGCTTCTATCGAGGCACGGCCTCATCGAGACGAAGACTGAGGGCGTGATGGGCGAGACCGGCGTGAGGACGTTCTATCGCGTCAACATGGCGGCGCTGGCATCCATCGAAGTTTCCCCGGGTGTTCACCGCTATCGTGTGTTACAATGCTGATACACAACGAAGCGGAAAGGAGTTGTCTATGTCGTATCTGGTCGTATCGCAGGCCGCGAAGGAGCTGGTATCCGCGTGCGGTTCAGTGTCCAAGGCGGCCGAGGCGTGCGGGATCCAGCGCACGATGCTCTACCGCATCTGCGACGGTGATTTCAGCAAGTGCGGGCTGATGCCGCGTACGGTGCTGAAGGTGCGCGACGCATATGCGGAGAAGTGCGGGAAGTACTTCAGTCTTGAGGAGGTCTACCGATGAATCTGGACAGGTTCCTCGACGCGACAGACGGTTGCAGCACGATGAAGGAGTTCAAGCGCAACCTCGGGATGGAGGCTGACAGGTCGTACGACGTGCTCGTCACTGTACTTTGCGGATGCGTTTCCGACCGCATGGCGGCCGTTAAGCACCCGGTCGAGTTCTATGCAGACTTCGCGAAAACGCACCACGGGCCAACCGGTGACAGGGCCGCGCTGCTGTCGAGGGCCTTGTCGGATATGAAGGAGGCGCTCCGCGATGACTAAGTGCGTCAACTGGCACGGGGCAGGACGGTATATGCTCTGCTCCGGCAAGATGAAGGCCATTCATCGCAAGACGGTCAGGTGCTCGACGTATGCGGAGCTTTCAAGCGCGGTCGCGGACATGGAGAAGTCCACCGGGTCCCCGGTGTGGACGTACTACTTGGGAAAGGTGCAACGATGAGCGGATTGGTGAGAGGCCTCTACCCGGATGAGGTCGAGTGCAGAATCGGCCAGGTATCCAAGAGCGGCAAGGGTCTTTCCCTGCTTCTGTACAAGACGAGCCGCACGGACATGGCGCTGCTCGACGAGACTTTCGGCCCGATGGACTGGCGCTGCGAGTACGAGGAGGTAAAGGGCGTCCTCAACTGCACGCTGAGCGTCTACGACGTGGACAAGCACATCTGGATTGACAAGCAGGCCGCCGGAACCGAGAGCAACATGGAGAGCGAAAAGGGCGAGAGCAGCGACGCGCTCAAACGTGCCGGGTTCCTCTGGGGAATCGGTCGCGAGCTGTACACGGCTCCGTTCATCTGGATTAAGGCCGAGGACTGCAACATCCAGAACGGCAAGTGCTACGACACGTTCGCGGTCGATGCGATGGAGGTCGTAAACGGCAGGATCACTGCGCTCACCATCACCAACGAGAAGACGCGCAAGGTCGTGTACCGTTGGGCCATCGACCGCAAGCCGGTGAAGCGCCAAGAGGCACCGGCGAGCGTCCAAGAGCCACCTGCCACCGATGCCGAGGTCGAGGCCTTCCAAGGCGCCTGCAACGAGTTCTCGTTCCTGACCGGCAGGGAGGTGGCCGACATCCTCGACGCGCTCGAGAAGACCAAGACGCTCAAGGCCGCCGGCTTCACCCAGTGGAAGGACGCGCCGTCGAAAGTAATCACCACGGCGCAGGCAGTCGTGGAATCTTGGATCAAGAGGAAGACCGCCGAGAACCGCGACGCTGTTGACAGCCTCACGGGTGAGCGATGAGCGCCGAGGCGCTGCGGGGCGTGATTCTCGTCTGGGCTTGGCTCGGCACCGGCTACCTATTGGTCGATGCCGAGCGCTGGCCCGTCGGGGTCCGCGTCGCGTCGTACATCATCTACACACTTATTGCGGCACTTGCCATCAAGACACTTTAGGAGCAGATTATGAGCATCAACGTCGTTAATATCTCGGGAAACCTCACGCGCGATTCCGAGCTGCGCTGCACTACGGGCGGCACGGCCATTCTGGGCTTCGGCGTGGCGGTGAACGACCGCAGGAGGAACCAGCAGACGGGCGAATGGGAGGACTACCCGAACTTCGTGGACTGCACCATGTTCGGCACCCGCGCCGAGAAGCTGGCGGGAATGCTGACCAAGGGGACCAAGGTCTGCATCCTCGGCAAGCTCCGCTACATGAGCTGGGAGAGGGGCGGGCAGAAACGTTCAAAAATCGAGGTGATCGTGGACGACATCGAGTTGATGAGCCGACGCGAGGCGGCAAGCGCACCCGTTCCCGAGGACATCGACGAGGACATCCCGTTCTAAACTAATGGACTAACTAATGGACTAATTAGTCGTATTGCATTAGTCGTATTGCATTAGTCGTATTGCGCTTGTATGTAAGACCGCCTAAAATGGAACAAGCCGCTCTGCTCGGTACATTTGGGGCGACTGGGGAGCTTCGCGCTCCCCTTTTCTTTACGAAAAGTTGTTGCAAAGTTGATACAGTTGTTTTACCATATAGCCAAGGCAAGTGAAAGGAGCCGGAAATGAAGACTTACGAGGACGCAATCAAAGAGGCGGCGGAGATTTACGAGGCTCTCGGCATCGCCGAGAAGTTCATCATCCGCAACGCCGTGTGGTGTGGTATGCGCGACATGATCGTATTCATCTACGGTAAGGACGCTGATACCGTACGCGCCGACGTCAAGGCCCTGTTGAAGTAAAGGAGAAGGCAATGAACAACATCGAGAGCGCCATGAGGGACGGCATCACGGAGAAGTGCCCAAAGCAGTGCTGCTACTGCAAGCACTTCATGTACCTCAACTCCGACATAATCGGCGTCTGCGGTCTGGCCTACGACGAGTGGGTCGATGAGAACCGTGGCACCGTGAGCTGCACCGAGGCGCTGAGGTTCTTCGAGGACTACGCGGTTCTGGACGACGAGGAGTGCGAGCGCGCCGGCTTCGAGGAGTACTGATGGATCGCAGCGAGGCATACCGCAAGGTCGTCGACCGTCTGGCCATGAACGGCACCTACCTAAACGTGGGCGAGAAGGTGACGACCCTGAGTGGTACGCGGGCGAGGTCGAGCCTATCGACATAATCGAGAGGGTCGTCGAGGGTCTGCCGCCTGACAAGGCGTACAGCCTCGGGCAGGTGCTCAGGTACTGCCTGCGGGCGGGCAAGAAGGACGATATTGACGTGGAGTTGGGCAAGGCGAACAACTACGCGCACCGGTTGGTGTTTGGACATTGGAGGAGCAAGTGAAGACATACGTTCTAGAGGTCGAGCCGTTCACGAAGTTCACAGAGCCGAAGGCTCAGGCGCTGAAACCGTTGGAGGAGGCCGCGGAGGTGTTCGGGGCGTGGCAGGCGTCCGGGATTGATGGTGCGGGATCCATCACTCCAGAGATGCGCGAGGACATCGTCTACGAGTGCTTCGACATGATTCAGTCGTGCGTCAACCTCTTGGAGAGCATCGGCACGACGGACGCGGAACTGCGTGACTCCGCCCGCAAGGTGTACGCGAACAACATCGAGCGCGGTCGCTATGAGCCGTACTAGAAACTGGGACTTCGGTCCCTTTTTCTCGAATAAAGTTGTTGCAAAGTTGATACAGTCGTTATAGAATATAGCCAAGGCAAGTGAAAGGAGCCTGACATGATTCGCAAGTTCAGGGCAGAGACCGAGGACGCAAAGCAGAAGGTTTTCAAGACGAGGGCCAAGACGCTCGACGGCATCGTGAGGTCCGGACGCAAGGCCACCGGGGACGCGAACCTCGACGCCTCGCGCATCTCCCCGGCATGGCGTCCCGGCTGGCACCCGCTGAGCAACCCGTACGTGCGCAAGGCGCTCGGCATCGAGGGGTAGGCGGACATGTACATCGAGTACGCAACCGTCAACGTCCACAAGGTGCTGCACCAGATCCGAGAGGTCGGCACCATGGCGAGCGCGGTAAAGAGGCTTGAGGCCACAGGGTTCACGCGCACTGGACGCATGGGAAACCTCGAATGGTCGGACGGATACACCGACGCGCACATCCACTTCGGGAGCTTGGACGACGCGAGAGCGTCCATCGCCCGATGCATTCACGAATACAGCTTTCTGGACTAAGGAGAAGACATGCACCTCTACGAGATTGACGGACGGATCGCACAGGTCATCGAGAGCGGTTTCGCGTTGGACGAGTCGACCGGCGAGGTCTTCACGTGCGACGAGCTCGAGGAACTGGAGGCCAGCCGCGAGGCCAAGTTGGAGGCCGTCGGCCTGTTCATCAAGGACTTGAACGCCGAGGTCGCGGCATTCAAGGCAGAGGAGAAGGCGCTGACCGAGCGCCGCAAGGCCAAGGAGCGCCGGGTCGAGCAGCTGAAGGAATACCTGGCCTTCTCGATGCAGGCGCACGGCGACAGGAAGCTCGACACGCCGAAGGTACGCCTGAGCTTCCGCAAGTCCACGACCACCGAGATAACCGACGAGAAGCTCGTACCTGACGAGTTCAAGACGGTCGAGACGGTCGTGAAGATCGACAAGAAGAAACTCGGCGCTGCTATCGACAAGGCGATGAAGGACGGCACGCCGGACGCGATCAAGGGCGCAGAGCGAATCACGCGGCAGTCGCTCATCATCAAGTAGGGGATCGACGATGCGGGAGATAGGCAGCGTCTACGTGGGCGACGGCCCGAAACTCATGGGGGGGGGTATCGAGGCCATGACCTACGCGGGACTGACCCCGGTGGTCGGGATCGGAGTCATAGACCCGTTTCTCGGCAGCGGTACGACGGCGGTGGCCTGCGCCGAGCTTGGTGTTCCGTTCATCGGATGCGAGATAGTCGAAGAGCACGCTGAGATAGCAAACGAGAGAGTAAAGGAGCAACACGAATGATTGAGCCACCGAGGGACGCTAATGGCTGTGTGATCCCGCTCGATACCAAAGTGCTGTATGACGAGTGCGGCAATGAGCTCGAAGTGTCTCGTTATTTCTGTTCGGTGCGCCAGAGCATTCGGGAGCGCGTGTGGGAGGCGGTTATGTTAAACACTTTGACCTACTACACTTCGTGCCTCTACATCACACCGCCCGACAGCTGGGAGAAGCTCGAAGAGGACTTGGACAGGTGCATAGAGGAGAGCAACTCTTGTCGGTATTTCAACAAGGGAGGAGGGGATTGCTCAAAATGCGCCAGACCCGACAGCGATACATGCGGATGCACGGCGTCGGTGTTCAAAGACATCAAGAAACGCATCCGCCGGCTGAGGGGTGAGGACAAATGACGACGCATACGCTCAAGGTACTTACCAAATACGCCGACGCAATCGTGAACGGCACCAAGACATTCGAGATTTGCAAGAACGACCGCGGATTCAAAGTCGGAGACAAAATCGTATTCGAAGTCTTGGCGAACGAAGGCTACGACGTCAGGGCAGCGGCAAGGCACCCGCTCAACGGTGCAGTCTACCGAATCGACTACATCCTCGATGGATTCGAGGGTCTCGCACAGAAATACGTGGCGCTCTCTATCTCCAAGGAGGACGACCATGAACGATGAGCGAAAGCTGCTCGAAGGGTTGAAGCCGTGTCCCAGATGCCATTCGACCGAGCACCTGCACATCGAGATCGTAGACGACTACCTGCCCGACGAACTGTCCGCCAAAGTCTGCTGCACGGAGTGCCGCATCTTCGCGAAGCGTCACTATATCGTCAACGGCACGACCGACGATGAGCGACCGAGCGACGTGCAGTTGACAAGAGAGGTCATCGAGCAATGGAACGAGAATTGCGACGGCTTTTGGAAGGGGTTGTTTGACCATGAATGAGCCGGAACTTGACGGGTTGAAGCCGTGCCCGTTCTGCGGCAGACGACGCCGCTACACGGTCGAGCACGACATGAGCCGGAAGCAGCTCGCCAAGATGTGCGGCACGTCTCCGGTG